AACTGGGCTTTATTTATGGGAGATGTTTTACTTTGTGTTATTGAAGATAAAACGTTTCCAGAACACGCCGATATTACCAACAAATTTGTTAAAGATGTTGATTTGAATATGGTTGGTGATAAAGCAAGAGGAATGGAATATCAGATGAACCCAACTGAAAAGATTATTTCAGCTTATTGTTATCTTGGAAAGAAACCTATTCGTTATGCATTTGCTCTAAAGCGTTATATTTATGAGTTGAATGATTATATGGTCTTTGATTATGGTACGGTCCCTGGTGACTGTGGAGCTATATTTTGTCTTGAAGGAGACAAATTTGAAGCTAGACCATTAGCTGGGATGCATACTGCTGGATCACCTGTATATAAAGTGGGTTATTGTCAATTAGTTACCCAAGAAGATTTAGCAAAAGGTTTTGAAATTATTGAAAAAGAAATGCGATGCAATGCTGAACCACAATCCAAATTGGATGATATTACTTTACCTGAGAAGTGCCATTATATTGGAAAGACTCCTCCTGGAGAAGATGTTTATCTGCCTGGAAAGACTCAAATTAGAAGGAGTCGAGTTTCATTTGAAGTTCTCAGGAATTTATAGATTCAACAACTGCTCCTGCAAAATTACGAAGAGGTGTTGATGATGATGGTGTGATGCAAGACCCTGTGCAAAATGCCATTAACAAAAACAACAGACCAGAATTTGAGCTTGATTCTGATCAAATTAACGTATTAGAGGAGTGTGTCGATGCTCTTGCAACACAGCTACCTGGAACTGAAGAACCAGAAGCTTGGGATGATTACACAGCTGCTAATGGAAAAGGAAAGCTTGGCGGTGTTATACGTAATGGATCTTCTGGTTATATGAGAAAGAAGAAAGGATTTGAAAAGAAGTACGGTTACTATCCATGTATGAGATGTCGTGCTATCGCTCCTTGTGCTTGTCCTGCAGATCCAACGGTTACCAAGTTTGAATTGGACTGTCATGAAGAATTGCTTAAACTTGCTTATGATAAGGAAGAGAAAATGTTAAAAGGAGCGCCTGCACCAACTTATTTTATGGATTGTCTTAAAGATGAATTGCGTGATGTGATGAAAATATGGAAACCACGATTGTTCTCTGGCGATCAAGTGGAGAACTTTCATCTTTTTAGACGATATTTTGGTCCTTTTATGGAAGCTATGAGAAGAAATCCTTTCGCTGCAATGTCAGGTGCTGGAATTAATCCCAATGGTCCAGAGTGGGGATTGCTTGCTAAGGAACTGCGATCCTTTACTCACTTGTTATTTGGTGACATTGAGAAATTTGATGCTTCTATATATCGTCAAATTGTTTGGGCTGCCG